GAAAATGAAGTTAAGTTATTAAATAAAAATGTTTTCCATGACAATGGAGAACCTAATTGGAGCTCATATAATTATGTAACTCAAAAAGATGCTGTTAATTTTAAAGATACTCACATAGAAATTATTTCTAAAAACTTTATATCATTTGTTAAGAAACTTAGAAATGAAGGTTGTATAACGATTGTTGAAAAACGAGCATATAAAGATTCGTTACGAATTGCTGTAAATTCAGAAGGTATGGAAGATTCATTTAATCAAGAAGTGCCATTTAACCACCTTATAGATTCAGATTTATATATAGATGGTCATAAAAAAAGTTTGCGTGATGGTGGAGATAATAGTATATCAAATCTTAAAAAAGAATCCAAACGTGCTAATAGTTCTCATGGTGCAAGAAGTATATAATGCACCTAACAAAAGATAAAAAGATTTGGGTACCTGACAATGATAATTATGTAAGGTGGGGTGCTAACTATGAACAAAAACAATTCGATAGTGCTATGAAATATATTTCTAATAGAAAAGTAGCATTAGATTGTGGCGGTCATGTAGGCATTTGGACAAAGAGATTATCTTATTTGTTTGATACAGTTATTGCTTTTGAACCTATACCAAAACATATAGAGTGCCATAAGAAGAATTGTACCGAAAGTAATATTACTTTAAATGAATGTGCCTTATCTGATAAAGAAACTACAATGGATATGAAAGTTGGCACAGGTAGAAACACTGGCAGAAGCACTTTAGAATATAAAAGTAATCTAGTGAAAGGTGATAATGAAATAATCGAAATACAAACAAAGACATTAGATAGTTTTAATATACCACACGTTGACTTTATGAAAATAGATGTGGAGAAACATGAGGTAAAGTTAATACAAGGTGCAAAGGAAACTATAAACAGATGTAATCCGATTATCTTTATAGAAGATCATAACTACTTTTACAAGAAAGGTGCAACCGGTATTGATTGGTTGATGATGATGGGTTATGAGATATTGGATTATGTTGGTTCATATAATTACATACTCAAACAATCTGGTATGTTTAAAAATAGACAGGCTTGACACCAAATAAAAAATATGTTAGCATAGTATTATGAAGAAAGTAAAAGTTAAATCAAAGAAGTTTAAGAATGATGTTCCAGAGATACCATTCTTATATGATTTTTATTTAATCTACTGGGAAGATATTCAAAGTGATTCTTCTTGGAAAGAAATGGATACTATTCAAGATATGAAACCTGCAACCTGTGTATCGACAGGTTGGTTAGTTAAGAATGATAAGAAGGTTCATATCTTGATGAGTGATTATAATTACAATGCTAAAATGGAATTGGGTGATGGTGGTAACACAACTGTTATACCTACAAAGAATGTAATTAAAAAATTTAAGATTGAGGGATTATAATGACAATAGAAGTTCAGGTTAGAAACAATAATGTTGAGAAAGCAATTCGTGTACTCAAAAAGAAGATACAGAAAGATGGTCTGATGAGAGAGTTAAGGCAACGCCAACATTTTGAGAAACCTACTTTGAAAAGACAAAGAAAACATAAAGAGAATTTAAGAAGGGTCGCTAAAGAGAATAGATTAAAAGAGCGATATCTTTAAATGAATTACTTGGTACGATAGTTGTCCGTATCAAATAATGTAATAACAAATGGCAACAAACTTGAAGGAGTTGATTTATTATGGGTAGAAGAGCCTTATCAAAAAAACAAAAAGTATTAAACTTATTAAATAAGGGTGGTGCAGTATCATGGACTACACTTAGAAAACAGTTTGATCTAACATCACCAAGAGCGATGATAGATACGCTTAGAGAAGAAGGTCATATGGTGTATATTAACCAAACATCAAATGGCACAACTTATCGTATGGGTACTCCTACGAAAGCAATATTGGCTGCAGGCGTGAAAAAAGTATTAAAAGGTAATACTGCTGAGATCGTTGCTGCTGGCATTCGTGCTTTATACGGCAAACAAAAATACGCATATAAGTATTCTGCTGTATAAATAGTAATGTTAGGCAGCTCGTAAGCCCTAACATTAAGAGGTAGAGTGTCTTCCGCAAAGGCACCGATTTAGGTTTGGCAGTAGATCCTTAAAAAACTGCCACTTATAAATAGTAGTGATACGCTCATTAGGAGGTATCATTTTTATTAATGACTCGCTTAACAAAGGAGAAACAAATGGTAAATAGAACCTTATCTATATGGAATGACCTACGTCCTTACGCAGTAGGATTTGATAGTTTATTTGATCACTTTAATAATACATTAGAGTACACGGTCAAACAACAAACATCATACCCCCCTTACAACATCAACAAAATAGATGATTTAAATTATCAAGTCGAAATGGCACTTGCTGGTTTTGGCAAAGATGATATTGAAATCAAATATGCTGATAATCAATTGACAATCAAATCAGTTGATAGTGATGATAAGGATGAAAAAGATGTCATTCATAGAGGTATTTCAAAAAGAAAATTTAGTAGATCATTTACTTTGGCAGAAGATATCAAAGTGAACGGTGCTGAATTGAAAGATGGAATGCTTTTAGTTGAATTAGAAAAAATTGTACCAGAGGAAAAAAGACCTCGAACAATTGCAATAAAATAATTTAACTAAAGATAGGGGGTGCTGCTTGACAGCGCCCCTTAAAAATGTTACAATGATTAAATAATAAACAAAGGTGAAATTAATATTATGAAACTAAATACAAAAACACACAATATACTTAAAAACTTCTCTGACATCAATACAAACATTTTGATTAAACCAGGAAAAGAATTATCAACAATATCTACTATGAGAAATATATTTGCTAAGGCAGATATAGAAGAATCATTTGATACAGAGTTTGGTATCTATGACTTGAATGAATTTCTTGCCGTAGTATCAAGTACAAACAAACCAACATTATCTTTACAAGATAAGTACATGACTATTTCTGCTGAAGGCAGTAAGTCAAAAGCAAAATACTTTTATTCTGATCCGTCAGTTCTAGTATCGCCAACTAAAGAGGTAAATATGCCAGAGGCAGATGTTACTTTTAGTTTATCAGAATCACATCTTACAGAGTTGAAAAAGATGGCTGCGATACTTAAAACACCTGACCTTGCTTTAGTAGGCACAAAGGGTGGTGATGTAGTATTAAAAGTATGTGATAAAAAGAATGACACATCAAATAATTTTGATATCGTTGTTGGTGAAAACGCAACAGCAGATTATACTTTCTATTTTAAAGTAGAAAATTTAAAAATGATATCTGGTGATTATGATGTTTCAGTATCTTCAAAGTCTATATCTCATTTCAAAAACAAAAAATTACCTATTGAATACTGGATTGCTCTTGAGCCAGACAGCACAATCAGTAAGTAATTTTAATTATAATATGAACGGAGTGAAATATGAATACAGACTTTTTATGGGTCGAACAATATAGACCAGGTAAGATTGATGATTGTATATTACCATCATCACTAAAAACACTATTTAAGTCCTTTATTGATAAAGGCGAATTATCTAATCTACTATTTTCAGGTACACCAGGTATTGGTAAAACCACAGTTGCAAAAGCATTATGTGAAGAATTAAATTGTGATTGGATAATGATTAATGGTTCCGAAGAAGGTGGCATTGATGTATTAAGAAACAAGATTAAAAACTTTGCTTCTACTGTATCATTATCTGGTGGTAAAAAAGTAGTAATACTTGATGAGGCAGATTATCTAAATCCACAATCTACACAACCTGCATTGAGAGGCTTCATTGAGGAGTTTCATGCAAATTGTAGATTTATTCTTACTTGTAATTTTAAGAATAGAATAATCGAACCATTACATAGTAGATTTTCTAATATTGAATTTAGAATTAATCCTAAAGATAAACCTAAATTAGCAAGTCAGTTGTTTGCAAGAGCAACTTACATTCTCAAAGAACAAAATGTTGACTATGAAGATAAGGTACTTGCTGAATTAATTAAGAAACATTTTCCAGACTTTAGAAAACTGATTAATGAATTACAAAGATATTCTGTAAGTGGTACTATTGACGCTGGTATTCTTGTAAATGTATCTGATGAAAACTTAAAAACATTAGTAACACATTTAAAGAATAAAGAGTTTAGTGATATGAGAAAATGGGTCGTGAATAATCTTGATAATGATCCAGTTAAAATCTTTCGTAAAATTTATGATAATATGTATGACAGTTTACAACCAGAAACTATACCTCATGCTGTTCTCATTATTGCTGATTATCAGTATAAGTCTGCTTTCGTAGCTGACCAAGAAATTAATCTTGTGGCTTGTTTAACCGAACTAATGTCCCAAGTTAAATTCAAATGAGTTACGAATTAAAAGAATACTTAAATGCTATAAACTTTACTAAAAAGGACTTGATGAAGTCCGAAGATAAGTTATGGCAGAAAAAGTATCCTGCATTTATCGTAAATAAACTATTGTCTGCTTTTTCAGACTCTATAATGCTTGTTAATGAAATGAATAGAAATCACTTCATTGATAAAGATATGCAATTTCAATTTCTACTAAATAGTATTAGAACAAAGAAACGGTATAGTCCGTTTTTAAGGGCGAGTAAATTAAAAGAAATTGAGTGTGTAAAAGAGTATTATGGATATAGTAATGATAAAGCAAAGTCCGCTCTTGATATACTCACCAAAGATGAGATAAAGCTCATTAAGGAAAAATTATATAAAGGTGGGACAAAATGAATGAATTAGATAATAGTTGGCATCCAGAAAAAATGTTGGAAGTTCAATTGAAAGAACCAGATGACTTTTTAAAGGTTCGTGAAACACTAACTAGAATTGGTGTTGCCTCTAGAAAAGATAAAAAATTATTTCAATCGTGTCATATACTACATAAACAAGGTAGATATTTCATAACGCATTTTAAGGAATTGTTTGCGTTAGATGGTAAAGAAGCAAACTTAACTGAAAACGATATTGAAAGAAGAAATACAATTGCTCAATTACTAGCTGATTGGGGATTGATTGCAATAATTAATGCTACAGTTGCTGAGAAAAAAGCACCTCTATCACAAATCAAAGTTTTATCATTCAAAGAAAAGAATGAATGGGACTTACAAGCAAAATATAACATAGGTAAAAAGATAGAAGATGAGAGCACCGAAGTTTAGAGAGTTTATAAGTGAAGCACCAGAGAATGGTAAATATAAACTACTTGTAATTACAGATGAGCCAGAAAAGGCAAAGACCTTTCATACTGCTGATAGACTAAAAGAAGAAGCAGAAAAACTAGGTTGGAAATATTATCTGTATAAATTAACTGGTGGTTATACAACTAGTCCAGAAGGTGCTTTAAGACTTCACAACAAAGATGATGATAAAGGATTTGAAGTATCTGGTACAGATACAATTGCTATAGTTCGTGGCTCAGTAACAAGAAAAGATAGTTGGATGGATATAGTTTCACTATTAGAAAAACATAGTGTTTGTGTAGTGAATAGTAGAGAGACAATTAGTGTTTGTGCTGATAAGTATAGAACATCGCTAAGACTTGCTGACTATGGTGTTAAACAACCTGTAACACATTTAATAAATGATCCAGAAAATTCAGAGCAAGCATTTGAAAATTTAAACTCACAATACCCTATCATACTTAAAACATTAAGAGGTAGTAAAGGTGTTGGTGTGTTATTTGTAGAGTCATCAAAATCATTAGATAGTATTGTTCAGTTAATACATAAACAAGATGAGGATGCTGATTTACTTTTACAAGAATATATTAAAACAGATTATGACGCTAGAGTTCTAGTATTAGGGGGTAAAGTTTTATCTACAATGAAACGACCTGTAATCGAAGGAGACTTTAGGTCAAATGTATCGCAAGGCTCTAAACCTGAAAAATTAGAGTTGACAGAATTAGAGATAGAAGAAAGTTTAAAGGCTGCAAAAGCAGTCAATGGTTTATGGACTGCTGTTGATTTTATACCAAGTAAAAATAGAACAAAAGAACCACCATTTATTATTGAAGTAAATTCATCACCTGGTACAGAGGGTATGGAAGAAGCAACTGGTC